TAGTTCCTCCTGATCCTGATTCATTTGATCCAACATTTATTGTTAAAGTTGTAGATGATGGTATTGACGTAACCATAAATTTATTATCATCAAAATTTTGTGAATTAAAATTAGAATTAGTTATTCCTGAAAAATTATCTAATAATATAATATCAAATTTATTTATATTATGAGCAGAAGAAAAAGTTAAAGTTACAACAGCTGAACCGTTAGTTGTTGTAAATGCACTTGATAAAGTTGTTGTAGATTTAATAGGGTGTATATCATAAAAAACACCACCTGAATAAGCATATAAAATTCTATTAGTTCCAAGCACAGCATATTTGATACCCGACGTATTTATAAAGTGATGAACAGCTGTATTACGACCTGTAATATCAACCGATCCTAACTGTGACCAACCACCTATTTTTTCTGGAGAACCATATCTAAAACGAACATTATCACCATTAACCCATTGGCTTTCGCCACCAGTTGATGTAACTTGTTTATTAAACCCAGGTGCAAATTTTACTTTTTGTAACATATAAAAAACCTATAATAATTAGGCAGGAGATGGTGTGGTGGAATCTCCCGCCAAATTATTATTGTACAATATTATTTAGGTAATTTAAAGCCTTTAAACCAAGCTGGCAACCCTAAAAAAGGACGTTTATCAAATTCGTTTTCTTTTGCCATTTTTGAATTAGCTTTGTTATAGTGTAAAAATACTTGTCCACAATGCTTACCAGTAAACTCTTCTCTCCAATGTTCTAAATCACAACCAGAATATATTAACATGTCTCCAGGATTTAAGTTAACTTTAATTCCCGCTTGACCCTTGTTGCCTGTTGGATCTAAATATATTGGCCAGTTATCTCCACCTAAATTTAATGTCGTAGATATTTCACAAGAGTACCTGTCTTTATGACGAGCTAATACATCACCTGGTTTATATATTCTTGCATAAGAATAAGTTTCTGATAATTTTAATCCTGTATGTTTTTCCATAACAGGTCTTACTTTTTGTAATAAAGTTTCCATTACTAAATCACTGTAATGAGAATATGTATTAGGAACTTGTTCATCTGCCCATGTACCAAAATACTCTGTAAATGGAGATATGTATCTTTGATCAAATAAAAATCTAGAAACTTTTCTTTTATTTAAAAAATAAACGTAACAAAAATCTGCCATTTCTTTAGAGATTGCATTTTTTAAAACACTATATTTATTTTTTTGAAAAGCCGATTTTTTTAATGACATTTTTTCCTTTCAGTTGCATTTTTGATTTTATAAAATTATCTATAAAATTTGGTTTATTCTTTAAACTACCTGTTTCTAATGTGGTTTTAATTATTGCTTTTTTCATATCTTTATTTAATTTTGACATTTAATACACTCTTTGGTATGGCTTGACAGTTCCAATGTATAAATCTAAATGGTTCATATCCCATGTCAACAATATATTGATGTGGCATATACGATGGAAAAAATATCATTCTACCTGGTTTTACTTTATAACTTATCTGAGTTGATGCATGAGTAACTTTTGTTTTATCTTTTTCAGGTAATAAATTCATTACATTACCTGCTCTTGGATCTTCAAACATTGGCATTGATGTTGCTTCACTTGCTTTTAAAAAATAAAAACCAGACATGTGTCCGTTCCAGTGTGTGTGTAAAGTGTGATGACCACCTCCTTGTTTTGCAAATTCTTGTACCCACATTTCAGTTATAAACACTTGATAATTAGTTAAATCAAAACCCATTTCTCCTAATAAGTTATGTGAGGTTGCACCTACATATTCCATTAGATTTTTAAATTTAGGATCTCCTATTAAAGAAGTTGAGTGAAAAACATGACTCATATCTCCTTTATCTCCAAATTTTTTGTTTCTTTTATCTATATCTTTTTTAAGGTTTTTTTTAGATTCTTTAATATATTTATCAGACGCTTTGTTTAATTGATTTACATATTTGGGTTCATCTGCAAACCATATAGGACATTTAAAATATTCTTCTAAATTTAATTGATTTGGAAAACTCATTTAAATGGCCACCCTAAATTCCATATTACTAGACTATGCCTTGATCCACTTTTAACAGGACACACTCTATGCCAAACAAAACCAGGAAATACAACTAAAGATCCTTTTGGTAATATCTCTTTACATTTTTTAACATTACGTTTTTTGTCTGGATCTAGATTTCTAAAATCAAATTCTAACTCACCACCTTTATAATTTTTTGGATCTGATAATGTAACTGTAACAGATAGTTTTCTTATTTTCCCGTGATCAGGTGCGTTTGTATCTTCTCTTATGTATGGCTTATCCCAACCATCACAATGCCAATCATAAAATTGACCTTTTTCATATTTAGTAAATTGACAAGACTCAGAAAAATCCCATTGAAAGTTCCATCCGGCGTTTTGATTTGCTTGATGAACATAGGGTTGGATTTCTTTATATATCCATCTATCACTCATCCAAACAATATTAGAATCTCTTTTCTTTTTTAAATCTTTTACTTGATTTTTATTTAATTTTTTATTATTAAATCCACCTGTAACTGCCATTTGATCTTGTATAGATTTTCCATAACGAACGATATCATCACAAATTCTATGAGGAATAGCTGATTTAAAATACCAATAATAATTTGTTAATTGCATGTTCTTTCTTTACCACACTATACTTAGTTTTAAGTAACTGTCAATGTTCCAGAAACTGTAAAAGTAGCTAATTTATCTCCTCCTGGATGTGTTGCAACTGCGTTAGTACATGGTGATGCCGCAAGTGTTACATCTCCAGGTGCTCTTACTATTACAACTCCTGATCCGCCAGCTGCTCCAGTTGTAGGTGATCCAGCTCCACCACCGCCACCACCTGTATTAGCAGTTCCAGCGACTCCAGCTGTGCTAGGATTACCACCAGCTCCACCACCACCACATCCTCCAGCTCTAACTGAACCTGGAGCGTTAGAACCACCGCCACCACCAGCAAAAGCTGTTATTGAAAACGGAGTTCCACATGAATTAATTGTATTGGGTGCACCATCTCCACCAACACCTGGTCCACCACCAGGAAAAGTAGGTCCTCCAACAGCAGTTGCACCACCACCTCCACCACCACCATCGTTATTTGCCGCACCACCATTTCCTCCAGCGTTACCTTGAGGAGGAGATACAGGAGGAGTATTTCCTGTTCCACCTGTTCCATAAAGATTAGGGTTTGGTATTGAGCAACCGTGACCTGATCCACCACCACCTCCAGATCCACCTGGTTCACCATTAATAGTTGCTGGTCCTCCGTGACCACCACCTGTTGATGTTATTGCAGAAGGTGTTCCTAACACTGAATTTGATCCACAAGCAGATGCACTTCCCCCTGCTCCTATCGTTATTGGATAAGTAACACCTGGAGTTATGTTTGACAGACTTATAGCTGATCCTCGTAAAGGAGATGGTCCATAACCAGTGGCTCTATAACCACCAGCACCGCCTCCACCATTTCTACTAAAAGTACCATTACCACCACCGCCACCACCAGCGACTACGAGATAATTTAATGTAAATGTTAATAATTTTTTAGGCCATATAGAAGCTCCACATGCTCCAGCTGTTTGAGCTGTAAAGTGTGTTTTTAAATTCCACATACCACTCGCTTTACTTAATTCTTTTACAACTACAACTCCTGAACCACCGTTACCACCATTAGATACAGCTCCGCTTCCAGCATTACGACCGCCACCACCGCCACCTGATCCTGTATTTGCTGTAGCATTTGATCCCACAGCGTTTACACCACCATTACCACCTCCTCCTGATCCACCCGAACCAGCAGTGTTACAATTATCGTTTCCACCTCCACCACCACCTGCTCTAGTCACAGAACATCCTGTAATACTTGATGCTACGCCTGCTCCTCCAGCTCCAGAAACATTACAAGCTAAAGCATTTGCGCCAACAGCACCAGCACCGCCACCACCGCCTGTACCAAGTGTAGGGGTTGGTGAGTTCCACCCTATCGGATTAGAACCTCCATGGTTTCCTTGCGGTGGATCTGTTGGTGGCGTATTACCTCGACCTGATTGACAAGGATTACTTTTCCAAATTGCAGTGCCTCCACCTGAACCTCCTGGATGACCCCCATAATTAAATGTGTCTGGAGATGGAGGAGCAGTAGAACAATTACTAGAACCACCACCTCCACCAGTAGAAGTAGATCCAAAAGCTGTAGAATTTGAACCGTTACCTCCAAATGCAGTGACGTCCGTTGCTCCAGACGCTCCACCGCCAATAGTTATTGGATATTGAGTTGATCCACAAACTATTATTTCTATATCTTGATAACCACCAGCACCTCCTCCACCTGCTCTACCTTTTCCACCTCCGCCGCCACCAGCGATTAATAAAGTTTGAGCAATTTTAGTGTTTGCAGTTGTGCAAATATTTCCTGATGATGTAAATGAAGTAACCGTACATTTCCCAAAAGAAGCTGTGTTTTTTTTTCCAGTTATACCACCGTTGGTTCTAGCCATTTAAGTCTCCTATTCGGACACCCAAGCTGTGCCGTTCCAATCGTATATAGTTTTGGTTTCTGATTCGTCGTTTGATTTAGTTGCTTTCCAACCTTTTGTATTATCTGAATTATAAGCTGTTTCGTTCCAATAAATGCTATAAAACCATGAAGGGGTGCTTTCACCATCGTCTGTTACCGATGGATAAGTTATAGGTGCTTTCCAATCGTCACTTGAATCAAGTGACCATGAAGCAAAAGGCTGCGGTAGTAAAAATTTATTTTTTGATGTATTATAAATATAACCTATGCCTGCGTATTGTTTTCTAAAATTATTATTGTAAGATGTTTGTTTCCATGTACCACCACCAAAAAAATTAATACACCATGTTTCTCCATCAACGTGTTCATCTGAAGGAACAACACCATTATCTACAACCACAACTCTTTTTACAACTAAATGTGTGTCAGATGTGAAACCTGTTGGATCGGTTTTTGATTCTAATTCTGCAAAATGTGCCATAATTTATCCTTATGTTTATTTATATTATTATATTTATTTAGTCAATTTTTATCAAAAACTCCATGCTCCTGATTTTACTTGATCGTATACTTCGTTAATATTCCATACTCCAGGAGCTATTTTTTCAGTTGATTCTGGTTCTTTAATAACTACAACACCTGCTCCACCTGCTCCTCCAGGATTACCAGAGTTTGCTCCACCTCCGCCACCACCACCAGTGTTAACTGTTCCTGCAACTCCACAAGCTGGTCCTGGACTTCCTGGACTACCACCATTTCCTCCACCACCTGCTCCTCCTGTTCCGTGATTGCCTGCACCACTGTGTGTGCCTCCACCTCCACCGCCAGCATATGTTACATCTGATCCAGTGATTGTATTAGGTGCTCCTGCTCCACCTGGTCCACCTGGACTACCATGAGGACTAGGATTATTTGAGCCCGCAGCAGTTGCTCCACCACCGCCACCACCTGAGGAAGCATTACCAGGGCCTCCACCTCCTCCTCCAGGATTTCCTTGAGAAGGACTAACGGGTGGAGTATTACCAGCGCCACCACAAGCTCTAGGTACATTTCCTTCGCCTGAGCCACCACCACCACCTGATCCTCCAGTTCCTCCTGGTTGTTTAGTATTACCGTTTGTACATCTATAAGCAGCACCTGCACCACCACCCGTTGATGTAATCGAAGAAAAAACTGAATTACTACCTCTTGAACCACCAGAGCCACAACAAGAACCACCTGTTGGAGGTCCAGCATCACCAGCGGCTCCTCCCGAATTTGAACCAGCAGCACCGCCTGCTCCAATTGTTATTGGATATGAGGTGTTTTTAGTTACAGGGATAGCGGATCCTCTTAATGGACTAGGGCCAAAGCCTGAAGCTCTATACCCTCCTGCTCCACCACCACCAGCTCTATATCCTCCTCCACCGCCACCACCAGCTACTACTAAATAATCAGCGTTAGCAGTTGCTTGTGCAGTAAAAGTTCCTGAGGAAGTAAATGAAGTTACTTTTGCTGAAAGTGTTGAACATGTTACTTGTTGTATTGGTCCTATAATTCCGCCATTAGCCATAGCCTATAAAACCTCCTACGCGTCGTCTAATAGTTCATATGAAACAAAATAACTTAAATCATTTGCAGCCGAAGCTGTAAAATACAATAAATCAGTTTCATCTAAATATATTGGATTCTCTAAAAAACTTAATGTTGCATCTGCTGGAACTGAAATAGTTTTTGCAAGATCAACATAGTTAGATCCATTATCTATACTAACTTCTATTGTAATATTAGCAGCGCTTGACCCATCGACGTTTGCTACTAAGATTGTATTTATTTTTGCTACTTTATCAGCTGGAACATCGATTGCTTCGGTTCTTGATGTTCCTGTTAATTTAGCAGCTGCGTTTTTTGCATTTATTGTTGCTACGTTTACTATATTTGGTGTTGCCATATTATCTCCTTTTTATCCGAATACGATTGCCATTGCAATAGCTTTTCCAACTGATGCAAAGTTTGCGTTAGCGTTGATATATGTAGTTAATCTAGAAGCAGCAAGTTTTCTATTAGTTCCACCTGCTCCATCATCTACTATAAATAAATCTGCGTCAGCTAAATCAGCTCCTATATCTGTTGCCCCGTCTATATCTAAACCACCTATAGGTACAACAGGTGCTTGACTAAATGTTACAACCCCACCCGATGAAATTGCCATTGCATCTGTATCAGAGGCAGAACCTATTTGTCCACCATCTGCTATTACAAGATCGTGATTTAATATAAGAGTACCAGCATCTGACATATCAAAAGTACCTGCTGTAAAAAGTCCTCCACCATCAGAATCGCTTCCTAGAAAAGTTATATCTCCATCATTAATCATTGCTCTGATATCTAAATCATTACCTTGTCTTATAAATCTACCAAAGTCTACGCCATTATCTTGTAACTCAATTTCAGCGCCATCTGCGTCTAAAACAATATCACCAGCGCAATCTACTTTAAAATCATTGCTAGTAGTAATTGTTAAATCAGTTCCATCTCCAGCTATATTTTCGCCAGCGTCACCGAATTGTATAAAAGAATTGTTTGCTAAAATAATATCATGGTTAAATGTTGCTGTTCCAGCATCCGACATATCTAAAGTTAAGGCTGT